GTCCACCCTCGGTTCGATCAAGTTCACCCCGTGGGTGTGGACCCACGATCCCTCGTGGTCTTTCATGTATGTCTCGTTTTCTAGAGACCTCGCCTCCGATCATTCGGTGAAATGCCGCCGATTAATAGAATCGCCGTGGTATCAACGACACTGGGGCCATATCTTCAAGCTGACCTCGGATCAGAACGAAAAGATGAAATTCAGCAACGACAAGCGGGGGGTGCGCGAGGCCTACGGGATGGGCGGCACCACCGGTTCTGGCGCCCGAATGATCGTGGTCGATGACCCGCACGACGTGAAGGACTGGACCAGCCCGACCAAACTCAAGCGGACGCTCGACACCTACGACGCTTCGGTGCACAACCGGCTGAACAACCCCAACGATCCCCGGCGCGTGATGATTATGCAGCGGATCAGCGAGCGCGACCTGGGGAACCACGTCGCCCGTCAGGGATGGGAGCATCTGATGCTGCCGACCGAGTACGACCCCAAGCGGAGCAAGGTGACCGTCACCGGCTGGAAGGATCCTCGGCAACGACCGGGTGAGCTGCTATGCCCCAAGCGGTTCAGCGCCGAGCAGGTAAGAACGGAAAAGGAAAAAAGGCCGAGAATATTCGCCAGCCAGCATCAGCAGAACCCCTCCACCGACGCCGGGGCGATCTTCAAGCGCAACCTCTGGCGGTTCTACTCAGAAGACCCCAAGACGATGGCTCAGCACATGGACGTCCAGCTGCAGAGCTGGGACTGCGCGTTCAAGGATGAGCCGCTGTCGTCGATGGTCGCCGGTCAGGTCTGGGGCAAGATGGGCGGGAATTATTTCCTGCTCGACCGACGTCTTGAGCATCTCTCGTTTACCGGCACCGTTGGAGCAATACGGGCGATGACTCAGACCTGGCCCAAGGCGAGGGCGAAGGTGGTCGAGGACAAAGCCAACGGGACGGCGGTCATCAATACCCTGAAGGACGAAATCTCCGGTTTGATTCCATGGCCGCCGAAGGGCGAGCGCATGGACTCCAAGATCGGCCGGGCGTGGTCGGTCCAGCCTCTCCAACAGGCCGGAAACCTTTACCTGCCTGACCCGCAGAAAGTGGCTTGGGTTGAGGAATTCATCGAATATTGCGCCTCGTTTCCTGATGCAGAATTCGATGACGACGTTGACGCTTTGACCCAGGCGCTGCAATACATCGAGCAGATACCGTCGTCGGCACCGCCCCTGGCCGTGGGCAACGGGACGAGATGGTTGAAATGATTGACCCGGTTCAGCTATGCGACTATGTCATCCGGCCCGTCGATCAGTTCCTGGGCTTGTGGTCGATTGACTCTGAGCGCTTGATTCTGGGGACGATCTGCCAGGAGTCGGAATGCGGAGAGTGGCTGAAGCAGTTAGGCGGACCGGCTCTCGGCATCTGTCAGATGGAGCCGGAAACTCATGACGATTGCTACATCAACTTTTTAGATTTCAACCAGGATTTGAAAGAAAAGGTAAGGGCCTTTAGCAGCAACAAAGCCGGTTTTCCTGACCCTGAAGAAATGATCGGCAACCTGAACTATGCCGTTGCCATGTGCAGGATCAAATACTACCGCGACCCATACCCGATACCGAGCACCGTCGAAGGTCAGGCAGAGTACTGGAAGCGAGTCTATAACACCGAGGAAGGGACGGGCACTGTGGATGATTACGTCGCGAGTTGGCATCGATTTATGATCGGAGTCGTCTGAATGTGAGAGTTATGCTTAGAGCTTTTATTTTATTTCTGCTGGCAATCTGGATGGTGCTCACCGGGCTATTCTTGGGAGCTATTATCGGATCGGTTAATTGGTGGAGGGAACGATGACCGACCACGAAGCGACGGCCAAGCAGCTACTGCCGTGTGATTTCGTAGTTGAACATGGTGCGCAAGAATGTTTGCCGAACGATAAAGGGAAATGCAAGCCGTGTTTATATCGCCCCGCCGTTGCCGCTGCGCTGGCCGAAACTTACGACACCGCAATCAACGCCGGGGTGGACGCTTGCAATGATATGCAAGCCGAGATCGCCCAACTCCGCGCCGAGCGTGACGCCGCCTTTGTGCGGGGGTTGGAGCGGGCAAGGGAAATTGTGGCTGGCATCGCTAAAACGCGGACATTTGTGCCGCCAACGATAGAATTAGTCGACGCCATCGCCGCCGAAATCGAGAAGGCGGGCAAATGATTCGCGCCTGTGAAATCATCGCTGTTCTTATTTGCTGGCTGTTCTTCTTCGTTTACCTCCATTGGCTGATCTATGAATGGTGATCGAATCAAGCTGGTTTTCCAGCTCGTTCTTTTGTGGCTGGCAATTGTAATGCTCACCGTTGCGGTGACCGGTTTGGTAATGACGATATTCTAATGGCTGACGAGGAAGAAGACCGCCAGAAGCCCTTGACCCTGGACGAGATCCTGAAGCAGGAGAAGTTCAAGCCCAGACGCGGCAAAATCAGTGTCCCGATTTCTGTTGGACGGGGTTTCGGGAATAGAGTAAAGAAGATGACCAGCGACTACGAAGACGAGGATGATGACTGATCTGCCACGTACCCGCGAAGAAATGCTAAAGGTTTTCTGCCCAACCGGTGAAGGCGGTGGCATTGATCCTACGTGCTCACCGGGTGAAACAGATGGCGATGAAGTCACTTTGTATCGTGGCTGGGCAGTTGGCGGCAAAGGACATTATTTTACTACCGACAGAGAATGGGCGCGGCAGTTTACTCAATCAGGCCAAGATAAAGAAATTCAGCAAGTAAAGTTAAAACACTCCGACATATACAAAGCGCCGACTTTGCCAAGAGCATTTGGAACCGATGACACAGAAATGGATAAGGTAATTAGTCTAGCCAGATCAAAGGGATTCAAAGCTATTTGGGTCGATGAAGGAAGTGGCCAACCGAATTCAGTTTTTATGATTAAGCCAATACGGCCATTGCGAAAGGACGAAGATGGCTGAAGCAACCGCACGAATCACCCCCAGACGATCCAGGCAGAACCGCTTCGGCGAGATCGGTTCCACCGGCTTAAACGCCCAGACCGGAGTCCTCTACGAGGAGTTTCGCCGCGAGCTGGTCGGCCTGCCGGGAATAAAAATATACGAGGAGATGAGCCGGAACGACCCGATCATCGGGTTCATCCTGTTCGTCATAGAGCAGTCGATCCAGCAGGTCGAGTGGAAGGTGATCCCGTTCAGCGAGGAGAAAAAGGATGAGGATTCCCGGCTGTTCATCGAGCAGTGCCTGGACGACATGAGCCAGTCCTGGTCCGAGACCCTGTCCGAAATATGTTCCATGTTCGTCTTTGGTTGGGCCTTCACGGAGACGTGTTACAAGATGCGAAAGGGAACCAACCCTCCCAACGGGATGCCCAAGTCCAAGCACAACGACAACAAGATAGGCTGGCGCAAGTGGGCGATCAGAGGCCAGAACACCCTGATCCGGTGGGAGTTCGACGAGTCGGGCGGCATAGCCGGGATGACTCAGACGGTCAGCCCTACCCTTTACGAAGAAGTCACCATCCCCATTGCAAAAGCGTTACTTTGGCGCACCAAAATAGACAAAAACAACCCTGAAGGTCTTAGCATCCTGCGTCATGCCTACGTTCCCTGGTGGTACGGCAAACGACTAAAAGAGTTTGAAGCTATTGGCCATGAAAGGGACGCTGCCGGTCTTGCCGTCCTAACCCCGCCCGAAGGCGTGGACATCTGGAACGAGAACGACCCCGACATGATGATGAACCTCAGCGCAGCCTCCAAGTTAGTCACCCGCATCAGGCGAGGCGAGAACGAGGGAGTGGTCAAACCATTCGGCTGGACGCTGGAACTGCTGTCCTCATCCAGCAGACGTCAATCCGACCTCAACACCACGATTATCCGATACGACACCCGGATAGCCCAAAGCGTGGCCGCCGATTGGGTCATGCTGGGCCACGGTCAGACCGGATCAAGAGCCCTGTCTGTCGATAAGACCGACATGTCGATCTTATGTTTGTCGGCCTACCTGAAACGGATCGAGGAGGTCGTCAACCGGTTCGCCATCCCCGACATTCTTGAGCTTAACAGCATGGACTCGACCCGGCCCCCGAGCCTCAGTCACGGGGACATAGAGACCAAAGACCTTGCGCAGCTTGCCACATACCTAAAGACCTTGACCGATATTGGAGCAATCCAGTTTCCGGACGAGGCGTTGGAAGAATATGTCAGGACTGCTGGCGACCTGCCGCCGATGCCGGACGACTCTGCCATTCCCGAGGACTACGTCTACACGGTCAGGCAACCGTTACAGGCCGACAATACCCAAATACCGCAAAACGGGAATTTGCCACCTGAAAGTCCGAATAATCCCATTCCGAAAGGCGATTAACGATGAGTGCGAGAGATTGGCGGTTAATCCACAAAGCCGCCGTTGACCGCCGCCTCGTCAACCGTCTAGAAGCCCTGGCCCGCTCCTACGAGCCAGCCCTCCGCGACGCCTTCCTAGCCGCCATCCGGTCTGCTAGACAACGCGCTACTTTGGAGACCATCGAGCAAGCCCTACAACAGATCGACCCAGCCCAGGCCATCCGGTCCGCCACCGGAGGACTGGAATTCTCTCAGATGCAGAACACCCTGGCCGACATAGTCGAAGCAGCCGGCGCCCAAGTCACCGAGTCCCTACGCCCACAACTGCCGACACGTGTCAGAGAAATAGCCCGGTTCGACATCGTGAACCCCTACGCCGCCTCCTATGCCCGTCAAGAGGTCGGCCGTCTCATTCGAAACATCAGCCAGACCACCATGGAAGGTGTTCAGACTTTAATAAACAGAGGTATAACACAAGGTATAACCGTCAGGGATACAGCCCGGCAAATCAGAACCATGATAGGCCTTACTGACCAGCAGATGCGATGGGTGATGAACTACGAGCTACGCCTATTAGACGCCGGGGCAACCGACATAGATGCGAAGGTCCAACGCTATGCCGACAAGGTGCTCCGCTACCGGGCCAATACCATAGCTAGAAACGAAACCCTCTCAGCCTCGGCAGCCGGTCAGCAGTCCGCATGGCAGGCAGCCATCGATCAGGGATTTCTTACCGGCGATGAGACTAAAGTGTGGATCGTCGCCAGGGATGCAAGACTGTGCGAGGAGATTTGTGAGCCCATGTCAGGGCAGAAGCGCAAGCTGAGAGACCCGTTCAAGACCGGGGATGGCAGGATGATCCAGCGTCCACCGGCTCACGTGCAATGTCGGTGCAGTACGGGATTGGTGCTGTGAGAGCAGAGATTGTTCACAAGCGTTTAGCGATAGGGGTCATCAAGAGCGAGTTTATTGCCGGTTATGACGGC